CGTTACTGTTAGGTTTGCTATGCCTGTTGCAGTTAGTGTACCTACAGCTCCTTCAGCTACTACGCCAGTTACTGCTACATCGGCTTCTGCATCTACTGTAACGGTACCTAAAGCAACAGCTCCGGCAACGCTGGTAACCATAACATCTGATTCAGCGTCAATCGTAGCTGTACCAATACCTCCAGCCGCTTCTACGCCCGTTACTGTTAGGTTTGCTTCCGCATCTACCGTTACAGAGCCTATCGCCCCTTCTGAGGCAATACCGTCAACCGATACTATAGTTAGGTCGGTACCCCAAGCCGTTTGGCCCCAAGCACCGTTACCCCAACCTACATACTCAACAGAAGACGGCATATAACTACCTTATGGAGTAGCAATACGTATGATAGCGTTTGTAGCGTCTGCTGCGGGAAATTGCACAGTAAAGTCACCGGCTGTAGAGGTTTTATCCCCGCCGAAATCTAATACTGCGACCGCAGGGTTTGTACCCCCTGCTTTATAAATAAGAGCACCGCGAGCAGTAATAGTAGCGTCAACCCACGTAGTATCTGCAAAGTCTAAGAATGCCGTGGTACCCGACGAGGCAGGGTTAGCGGAAATAGTAAGTGTATTTCCCCCCGCAGTATAGTTTGTACCTGACACTTCGTTAGTAGTAGCGTAAGCAGTAGTAGCGGCACTTAGAGTTACGCTAGACGTGTACAACGCGATTTTAAAAGCCTGTGATGTGTCACTACTAAAATCCATCTCTCCGTCTAACAGAGCGATTTTAAAAGAAGTACACATTGCTTGTGTTATTGCCATTTTTTAGTTCCTCAACTAACTGGTGTTCTGAATTGTCCAGAACGATATGTATCTTCACGTAACTTACCGTCACCAAGATTCTTTAGTAACCCTATAGACAACCCAAACATTTTCTCGTAATTAGATACAATATCTGGTTCGCCTTTCATAAATCGTATTGCTTCTACTAACGCACCATTTAACAGTGCGGAGTCAAATTCATCTCCCAACCACGTAGTCCCTGCGGTAACTATAGTCTGAGGGTAATACCCGTAGTGAAGCTCCATACTATACGCCGCATCGGGAGTAGGCCCAAGCATGAACGAGTCGTCATCAAAGTACGCGTAGTGTTTTGGTAACCCAGTGCTTGTGTTATTAGGGTAGGCTTCGCGTAGGAAATTAACGTCTTTGTTCAGAAGGAACGTATAGTTACCGCTACCGTCTATAACCGCCAAAGAATACGACCATAAAAAGTCGGAGGGCATACCTAAATATTGATTACCGTTAGATAGCGTACCTGTAACATTCTTACGTAGCGCGGGTATCTGAACTGAGTTATATATCTTTTGCTCTGCCTGTTGCGTAAACATAGCAAGCTGGTCATCTGTGAATGTGTTCTCACAAATGTCTTGGATATTAGCTTTCAGTTCTGTGTAATTCATAGTTTACGCCATTGGGCCGCGAGCCATAGTACCTTTAATCGCCGCGCCAGTGCCGCGCACTTTGATGCCGGAAGTCTTAACGCCTTTCATATCTGTCTTGGGCGCACCGGGGCATGGCTGTACGCCTCTGGCTTTAATTACTTTTATCTCTTTCATTATCTCGTTCCTATTAAGTTATTACTGTAACTTGCCCTATATTACCAGCTATTGTTAGCGCGTTGGGAGTTAAATTATAGGGATCAAATCCTCCGCCTACTGGGTTCCAACCCCACTGGGTATCTCTACTGCTGTGATCTCCTGACTCACCTAAACTAGTATCAGGGCGTGGATCACGTAATGCTTGGGGATCGTGTACTGGAAATTCCCCTAATCTGTTCTGTGGCTGATCTTCGTTCCAACACTCAGGACACGCTTTTATGTTAGTGTCTCTATTCTTAACTACGAGGTTCTTCAACTCTCTTAGTTTGTACTGAAATCCACATACATCGCAATAAGCAATGGCTTTTTTACTAGAAGCAAATTGAGCGCCCATAGTTATACGTACCCTATGCGGGGTACAAACCTAGCCGAGGTCTTCTCCCTATCTTCTCCTGCGGCCATTTCAAACTGCTCGTCATACACAGCTTTTAATAAAGGCACTCGGTCAACCATCTCAGGCAGTTTCATAGCTATATAATAAGCTAATCCCGCTACCAGACAAGGAAAAAATCTAAAATTCATGTCCGAAGTCTGTATACCACTACCCGCGTCTTGTATACGGCGCATACGCCAGTAGTACAAAACATAATCGTCGTTGTCAGGTATAGGCCATAAATTAACTTTAGGAGCGTCGCGTAAACGCTCAATATACATCTGTATAGGTCTACTTTGTGTTAACTTGTTAGGGATAGACGCGTAAGTACTCACACTAATACGACTTAGGGTGAGATCAGACTGTGTTGCTGCGTTACCGCTGCCCGTGCGTATCTGTTGTTCTAGCAAGTCTATAGTGTCTGCGGGCAAGTCATACTGGGTCTGCCCTTTGACTAGATTTATAGTGCCGCTATCTATAGTCCACATGTTAATGCCACGGTTCTGCCACTCAATAGTAAGCAGGTTCATGGAGCGTCTCGCAGTGCGAAGATCATAACCAGAACGCATTTCACGACCAGCACGTTCAAACGCTTCTTCAGCGATCTCCGTGAAGTCCATGTCGAATGCGGTAGTTCCTGATGTAGCCATTATTTACCCCATCCTGATTTAGCTTTGACTTTGGCTTTGCTAGAGAGCTTGCCGTAGTGGAACAATTTTTTAGAGGTTTTAGACATACTTTTTCCAGTCATAAGAGTCCCATCGGGGTGTTTGTGTAGCCCACCCTTATGCTCTTTACCGTCTTTTAAGTAGTGCTTAACGCCCATACCCATTATTTTTTACTCCGCTTAGTAGCTGATACTCGTTTAGGCTTTCCTGCTGGTTGTCCTAACCTTTTCTTTTCAGCTACCTTCTTTTTCTTCTCGGCGCTAGACATCTCGCCAGAGGTCTTAGGAGTCTTCTCAGATACCCGTTTGCTGGGACGGCAATATGGAGTGCCCCGCCCGTCTCCCTTCTTTCGACCACAAGCCTTACCAGTGCTAACGTCTTTCCAGTCCTCTTTGAACCAACGCTTTAACGAAGCACCTTTCTCTGTCTTGCGTATCTTCTTACGCATTACTTACCAGCCTTTTTCTTCCGGCATTTAGCAATGGCTCCCGAGGCGTATGCGGACGGGAACACTTTATATTGCTTCTTTACCTTCTTATAGCACGCGTCTTTTACAGTACCGCCTTCCTTGTACCCACACGCGCTAGTCTCTTTGCGGTAGTAATTACGCATTATCGCATCTTACAAACTTTGCCACCACGAGCCATGCCGTAGCCACGAACCTTACCGCCTTTATTATACCCTTTAACTTCTTTACGGGCTTTCATCTGGGCTTCATCATCCCTAGAAAATGTCCCTGTTCCCATCTTCTTTGCAAGTTTTCCTACCGATGAACCGCGAATTTTATCTCCGATCTTGTCGGTAGCCCCAACAATTTTTTTCCTAATGCTACCTTCGGGAAGGGATTCTTCCGCTTCGTATATTTTTTTAGACTGCTTATACGCCTGCGCTTTATTTTTCTTTAGCTTTTCTGCTTTTTTATCCTTCTTTTCAACTTCTCCGCCGTCCTTGTACGCCTTGGCCATACCACCAGCCATCATCTTGCCTTTACCGTCAGCCGCGTAGTCGGGAACCATCTTACCGTCTTTTCCCTTTACCATGTTTAGCTTTCCGCCAGCACTCATCATTTGTTTTGACATAGAACTTCTATCCATTTTATCTTCCTTATTTTTAGGCTTCTTAGGGGTACGTCCATCATCTTCGTACATCTCAAAAAATTTCTTTTTCCCTGCTTTTCGTGCTCCTTCAGGAGAAGAGGCTTCGTCTAACTTGGCCTGACGTGCATTATCTTTCGCAGTGGGCAGGTTACCCATTTGCTTTGACTTAGAACTTTTATTCACGCTATTCTCCTAGCACTTCCACCGTTTCCTAGCTTGCCGCAACCTTGAATTAGGGTCTTTAGCCGCTTTAGGAAACTTCTTCATTTGTCCAGCAGATCGGGCGCAGTATGACTTACGTCTACTAGCTCGTTTGCCAGTTGGTTTATCCTCGGTAACCGCAGTCTTTAACTTAGAACCGGGGTTATTACGCTTATACTTCTCTACACCTTTGGCGGTCATACCCGCGCCGGATTTAGTAGGGCGTTTATCACCACTACTGATGGACATACCTTTCATGCCCCCTCCGCCGCCTTTCTTATAGTACTTACGCACGCTAGCTGTAGAACATGGTCATGGCGGTGATATTGGTTTTAGTCTCAATCCATACATCATCCTGAAAACGTACCCCAAAATCAGGGATGTTAACGGAATGAGAGTCATCAGCTATAAAATCAAGATCGAGTAGCGTAGGGCCACCGTCGCCATTAGTTAGGGTTAATCTACCCGCCCCAACGTTACTAGTTAAAACTTGAACTTGGCGTATACGCGCAGGGCCAACGGCTAGGGAGCCATCAGCGGTTACGCGTTTTGCGGAAATATCAGAACTAGACATATAAGTCTCCTATTAACTAAGAGCTGCGCCAATAGCAGTGACCCAAGCAGCGCCAGTGTTAATAACAATGCAGTATTCGTCGTCACCTGCGCCGTTATCGCTGACCATATAAGTAGTACCTACAGCAACATCACCAAAAGCTGGGAGGTCAGCAGTAGCTACAACGGGGATTTGAAAGCCATTATCCGAACGGACTGGGCCTGAAAAAGTGGTTTTAGCCATTATAAAGTTCTCACATGTGAGTTAAGGCAAATCTGTCTACATGTCGTCAGTCGGGTCTGTCAGATTCACCGGATTGTTTCCCGATATATGAGAACATATCACAGTGTGTATGTTTAAGTCAAACATAAAAAAGGGGGCCGAAGCCCCCTTAGTACAGCATGTTACTACGCTATTAAGCGCCGGGTGATCCGTAGACACCCAATGGATCAGAAACGCCAAACGAATAACGCTCACGAGCCTTGTAACGGCTGTTGCCAGTATCGAAGTCCGCGTCCATAGAAGTAGCCATTGGGCTACGAACGAAGTGCTTCAGGCCGTTAGGTACGTCAGTCATCAGGAACCAACCATCAGTGTCGGTCAGGTAATGATTTACTGAGTAGCCTTGTGGTACAGCGCCGTTGGTCATAATGGCGTTGATGTCGTTGTCGGCAGTTCCTACACGACCTTCAGTCTCAAGCAAACGAGTTGCAACAAACTGCAAGGAAGGTGGGATAATCAGCTTCTTAGGCTTGGCCGCGATCAAAAGACCACGCTCATCGGTATAGCCAGCGATCTGAATGATAGCTGCTTCCAAAGAAGTTTCGTTAAGGTCAGCCGCAACCGTAGGACGGTTAGAGTTAACACCACCGCTAACCAGAGGGTGAGAAGTAGAGCATAGAACCTGCCCATCACCGTAGGTAGTGCCAGCAAAAGCGTTGTTCAGGATGTCTGCGCCTTTAACTTGCTTGGTGTACGCCATAGCGCGAGCCAGTGCTTTGGTATAACGAGATGACAGAGAGTCATACAAGTTATCTTCAATCGCTTCTTCAGTGATTGAGAAACCCATTGCAACGGTCTCATGAGTGTAGCGAGCAGTAAATGCTTCCTGCGCGTTATCATACTCAATTGCAGAACCTTCCGCCTTAGTTGGGGCAGAGCCAAAACCAGACAGTTTAGTTTCTTCTTCAAAAGAACGATCAGAGGTTTCAGTCTCGAAAATCTCTTTATGCTCTTCACCATACTTCGCGTATTCCAAACCAAATAGTGCGTTTAGACCGGGGAGTAGCTCTTTAAGTAATTGACTTCTTGAAATAGCCATCTAGTTATTCTCCTACGATGCCTGTACCCATTTGATGGTACGGAAGGTTAAATTTAACCAAGACATCAGTCTTAGCGTCGCCAATGGCAGAACCAGCTTTAGTTACAAAACCAATTACTTTGAATGCCTTAGTTGCGGTGGCAGTAGTAGCATCCAGAGCAATGTTAGACTTACCAGTGGTAGTGTTTACAGCGGTCAAAGCATTCTGCGCACCAGTTAGGGGAGCATTGTGGCCAAGAGCAGTCTGAGCAATAGCGCCATCAGCTTGTACTTGGAAAGTTACGCCCGGATCAGTTACTACATAAGCAGTAGCGTTAGCAGTGCCTGTTGGGTAGTACTGAGCGAAGATCAACTGACCTTCAGCGTTGATGTATTCACAACCAACGAACACACCCAGAGCACCGATACCGTTGCCGCCAAGGTTGTTAGTAGTTGCATCTGCACCAGTGCCAGAAGCAAGTTGGACGTATCCTGCGCTTAGTTCAACAAGAGAACCGTAGCCGATGTTCTGGGCTACGCCCGCAGGGGTAATAAGAAAAGCGTCACGGGCACCAGAATAAGGTGTACCGTCAGCTTTACGTACGGGAACAAACCCGTATGGAGAGGCTGTAGTTGCCATTTATTTCACCTATAAATAGAGTTAAGTTATGACCCATTACCAAAGGTAACAGTCGATCTGCGGTCGTTAAACAACGGCATTCGGGGGTCGTTTTCTCGCATCAGGCCGTTGTCAACTGATTGCATTTGCGCCTTACTCTGATCATTATAGTAAGTGTTACGCTCTTCAACCATTTCGACAGGAGCCTTACATAGCATTAAACCACCGATTATCAAGTTGTCTTTGAACTTTTCGTTCTCAATAGATACAAGAGTAATCTCTGGGTGATCTGTCGCTTTTACTGGCTCCCAACCTTCGCGTAGTTTTGAGGATACATTAGTGGCATCGACATTACCTTGCGTGCTTACACGAATCCAGCGAAATGCGTAGCCCGACTCGGGATTAGGAGAAGGTAATACTTCTGGCCTAGTCCAAGCCGATTTGCGGGCCGTTTTTTCACGGGTAACTTCTTCACGTTTAATTCTGTTCTCTGCCATCATACTTTCCTCATCTCTTCTGCAACCTTTTTGGCGTATAAGTCTAGGGGTACCCCAAGTTTTTTAGCTATAGCCACCTGTGTCTGCGTTAATCGCACCTTTCGGGGTGCTGTGCTCCGCGTAGCGGGTGCAACCACATTAGACTGTCGCTTACTTGGTCTTTCCTCTAACTCTTCAGTTTCCCCAAATTCTTCAGGGAAGGTATTTCGCATACGAGCATTAATAGTCTCGTAGTAATCATCACTAGTGGTGTCCACACCTTGCTTAACCAGCTTACTGTGTACACCCATAGCATAAGCTGTCATCTCATCATCAGAACCGAACCAAGAATTTTCACTTGCCCAATTGGACGCTTTGGTATCTGGCTGAATCGGAGCCTCTTGGGGTATTTGTACAGGAATCTCTGCTTGTTGTAAAGACTCCGGCTCAAAATCTCTTAGTTTATCTGACTTTATCTTAGCGGTCGTTAGTTTATCTTGCGCATCAAGTAGTTTATCTGCGTCCCCAGCTTCATACGCTCGTTTGTATGCCCGCTTTGCAGCTAATACTTCTATCGCTGAATTCTTTTTAGCTTGTTCTAGTAAGGCTGCTTGATTCTTTTCTACGCTACCTTTTAGCTTGTTATTCTCATCAACAAGTGTCTTGGCAAACGCTTCCATTTCTTGACGTTCACGCTGTGATGCTTCTTTAGCACGTCTTTCGTCATGGTAACCTTTACTGAAGTGTTGGATGCGCTTGCGTACTTTGTCCGAGTAATCTTCTAACTCGTCGTCAGTAAGGTCTTCTGGGGGCTTAGATGCTTTGCGGCCCCTATCAGCTTTCGGCGTATCATCAACAACCTCAACCTCAACCTCAATTTCTTCTGACGCAACTTCTTCTGACGCAACTTCTCCTATTTTTAGGGCACTAGAACTTTCTACCTCTATACCTTTATCCTCTTGTTCGTCAGGAAAGGTGTACTCTACTTTTTCAAATCCCATTATATACTCCTCACACTCGTGTAACGCCACGAGGATCGTTTACTACTGCTTCAATTGAATCATCGTTCATTAAACGATACTCAACACCACCTACTTTAAAACGCGTACCAGTATTGGCACGGAACATCACATAGTCCCCTGTCTTACACCAAGGGCCAGTAGTAAAACGCTCTTTATCAGAATACGCTTGTGCTCCCATATCGAGTACAACCCCGATAGTAGACATAATGTAGTCATTGTGCATTTCTTTACTGGACTTAATGATGCCACTTTCGCCATAGGTATCTTCTACTTCCGGCATGGCTACTAAGACACGGTATCCCACGGGGGTGGGTATTTGAAGGTCAAGCTCTTCGTCACTTTCAGCTTCTTTAGGTACTATCGTTAGATCAGTCATTATCATCGTCCATATAGTTACGCGAGAGGTCATTTACATGATTCAGACAGGAAGTGAGACCTCGTAGCATTCCTGTTATTTCTTTGTACTGAGAGAAGTCTTTAGCTCCCCCATTACCTAGAAATTCTGTTGCAGAGGACATATCATCCTCGATTTTCTTTTTAAGCACGTCAAAGACGGTTTTAGCCATGATTATTCCTTGTTACGTTTGTTTTCGACCTCGCTCTGAGTTTTCATTAAGTCTAGGTCGAGTTTAGTATTAGCTGTCCTTCTATCGGCAGCTAGTTTAGCTCCGGCTTTCTGAGCATCTATTTCCAACTCTTGTCTTTCGATTTCGAGTTGTTGCTGATCTATATCCACATCAGCTTGGTCTTTCTGCGTTTTACGCTGTAACTCAGCCTGTTTGAGTTGCATATCGGCTTGGTCTTTCTGCGCTTTACGTTGTACATCCTGCTGCTTAACCTGTAATTCTGCCTGTTGTAGCTGGAACACGGGGTCTTGCTGCTGTTGCTGCGCTTGTTTCTGCGCGGCTTCTTGTTTATGTTGGTCGGTTAGCTGCTTGCCACCTTCGGATATGAGGCGTGACAACTGAACTTCAATCTCTTCAGGTAGCTCCTCATTCGGTGGGGGTAGTGCAACGCCCAACTTCTCTTCCATCTGCGTGCGATATCTAAACCCAAGGTGTTCAGCGATATGCGCGTTGAGTGCGGCCATTATCTGCTGTGCTTGGGGGTTCTGCCCGATGGTCTGTGCGATCATAGGGTCTTGCATAAACGACTGGTGAGCCGTTATGTGAGCTTCGTGGTCTTGAGTTAAGAACGCTTTTATAGGGGTACCTGTTAGCGCGTTCATGTTCTCGCTTACGGGATCAGCAGGTCTAATGTCATCTTCCGTAGGGACTAACTTATCAGCGTTCTTAACGCCGAGCACTTCAATCATCTGACGATGTAATTGAGGGAGGTTGTATATTTGTGGAGCTTGTTGCGACATCTGCAACACGGCTTGGTACTGTACTACTCGTTGAGCCATTGTAGAGCTGTTAGGGTCGCTTACAGGGATTACATCGACCATAGCGTAGTCAGACTGACGTGCTGATACTTCGCCTCTATTAGGCTGGTAATCGTATTCTTCTGGAGCTTCCTCGGCCATGATAGCTTTGAGCATCTTAAACTCTAGCTTCATAGCGTAATGTACGCGTGCTTGTACTGCTGCCATTGGCTTGAGAGTACGTTCTAGCAGGGCTAGTGTAGTACCCACTGGGGCGTTTGCGGACATGTCAGAGATGTTCATATCACTGATAGCGCCTAAACGACGGCCTTCAGTAGTGATCTGATTCAGCAACGCTAGTAGAGTCTGGCTAGGCTCTTTATAAGGAAGAGGCATGATGTTATCGCGGATGCTACCTGATGGCACATCAACGTCTTTAAACTCACCCGGCTCGATTGGGGTGTCATCACCTTTAATACGCAATCCACGAGACTTTAAGCCCCCCGGAAGGTTAGATAGTGTACCAGCGTCCACCAATTGCCGTATAATCGACGTTCCTGCTTTGGCGTACCCACCTACTATATGAATCAATCCAAGGCCGTAGAAGCCAAATCCGGGCACGTATACGTAATGTACAAAGTGCTGGCGCTTCATGGTGAGCATGTCTTCTTCGTCCCAATTACGACGAATGGCAAGTACTTCTCCTGTGCCACGCTCGATTGTAACGATGTAAGGTTTTGCTAGTCCGTCTTCGTCATCTATACCTTCTATAACAAGCTCGGCATGAATCTCGTACACGGTATACCGATCATCGTCGGTGATGTCGTAACCACCTTCTTCGGCTTTTTTCTCTTCGATGTCTGTGTGGAACGGCTCTGGATCACCTAGCTCTACGCCTGCATAAAAACCACTAACTTGCAGTCGCATCATTTCATTCTTGGTCTTACGCATTACATGAGTAACACGCTCCGCTGACTCAATGTTAGACGCGCCGTAGGGCACGATAACGTCTTCTGCGGGGATATAAATCGCTACCTGTCTACCTATAGTGGAATCAAAGTAAACCTTCTTAAACGCCGATCCTGCGAGTCCTAAGCTATATAGCATACGCTCGTGCTCAGGGCGGTACTCAACCATGTTCTCGGTAAGCTCGTAGTTCATGTCCGCTTTTACGCGTTCAGCAGCTTCTAGCTTCTCTTTAGTCTCTTTACCTAAAACCTTAACTCTTACGGGGCCAGCGGCAGGGAAAGTCTCACTCATGGTCTCTGCTTGGAAACGAATAGCGGCTTCAGCAAGAACTGTAGAGTTCACGCCACATGCCCCCTGCCAAGGAGTAGTACGCTCTTCGTACTTGAATCCTAGAATATCAAGCCCCTTAACGTATGTTTCAGCCCAGTCTTTACGGCTATCTACGTCAGCGTCTACCATACCTATTAGGTCACCTGATAACTCGTTTAGGTAACTTTCATCAAGTACGTCTACCAAGTTGGTGTCAAACGACATAAAGTCATCTACTTCAACGCCCGGAATAATAGTAATCTCTACACTACCATCGTCCAGAGTAACCATCTCAGGGTCAACTATCTCTATCTCAAGCTCGTTTCCCCCCTCAAGTTCCTCTACTTCTACGTCTTCGATGCCTTTAGGAGCAGCATATAGCCCTTTCTCAATTGCCATTTTGTAACCTCTTAATAAAACCCGCTACCGCGATGTTTAAAATATTTGATCTCTTCTGGCTCATCAGTAGGTAATCGTATAAATCCACCCTGCCTGAACCGCATAAGTGCCATGACTGTAGAATCCACCAGATCGTCATTACTCATAAATGGGAATCCAGCGATCTCTTCTACTACTTCTTCTGCCCATCTAGTCTGCGGAACCCAACATAGTCCAGATTGCACAATATCAGATACAGAGTTTAATCGCGCTAGTTTATCACCAGAACCCCTATGAGGGGTATATTCTTGTACAAGTAGCCCCATACGCCGCATTTCTTGGTATAACGCGACTCCTGAACTCTTTTTCTCCACGATAAACGCGTCTGGTTCCCATTCTGTGTACTGATCCATAGCTAATTCTTTAAGCTCATGGAACTCCATACGCTCTTTTATACTATTAAGCAAGATTATATTATACGCTGAAGTCTCCTCATTAAGAAACACCCCCCATGTAGTCAATGCCGTGTAATCCGCACGGTTGTGTTTTTCGGCTGCGGAGTCCAATGACATGATCACATACTCGCAACTGGGCGGGCGTTCCTTCTCCCACTCGTTCCACCACTCTCTTTTAACTAATGCGGCTTCTTCTGCGGTAGGTTGTTGCTGATACTGAGCATTCCACTGGAACACAGGCATGGATGCTTTGGTACGTAATAATGCCTCAAGGTCGAAAAACTCTGGCCATAAGGGTTTTTGTATGGGCTTACCTGTGTCTTTGTCGTCTACATCTAGTATTGCAGGAAACTCTATGACCTCATACTGGTCAGCTCGCTCGTTCTGGGCCATATCCTTGACCACGCGCCCTGTCAGGTCGTCCATATGCCATCTAGTCTGGATGATAGCTACACTACCCCCCGGCATTAGACGAGTACGAGCACCGAACGTAAACCACTCGTATGCCTTCTCAAAGACAACAAAGTTGCCGTTAATCACGTCT